TGCGTCCATGACGCCAACATCATGGCTTTGTTTAACAATTGGGTCTACTAAAAAAGTTCGCTCCATTGCTGCGTCATATTCGCTTTGATTCAATGCCTTTTTGCTTATCCAGTTAGTCTGCGGCTGGTCATAAATAGATTTTTTTTCTTTAACAGTTGGTATCTTTTCTTCTGCTACTTCAACTGACTTGCTAAACACTTTTTTAATTTTATTAAGCACAAAAAAACCCTCCCGCTCGAGCTGGTGCAAAGGCCATCATAACCGCATCGGCTAAGTTCGGTGACTTTGTCGAGTCGGGCGCCTTTTCTATTAAAATCTTTCCTACGCTATTCACATCGTAGGTTGGTTGCGATAATTCAGCGATAAGCTTAGTTAAAAGGTTTTTACCGTTGCTATCACAAAGCTTACTACTTAAAGATATTATATCAGATTCTGAACAATTAACACCCTCTGCTACTGCTCGATGAGTTACTTGGAATCTACGCCGCAAAGCCCACCAGCATTGTGCTTTGTAGTTTGTAAAATAGTCTTCATTTTTGCGACCTTTCGGCCCATCAACACCAGCGCCAAACGGATCTTGCTTTGGGTTTATAACCGCGCCGCTGCCTCTAAAAGCTTGAAAAAGTATCTGCTCGCCAGTGTGATATTGTTTGTTTATTTGCTTAGCATCACCGCGACACCCTGCGCCTAGCCCGTCCGCGTCATAACGTACACTATTAAAGCCTAAGCGCTTACAGAGCGCAAACGTCCTGCTTACAGTGTGAAAAATATCACTACCCATGCCGGACCACTCTTCAATAAAGTCTAATAAGACACCCTTGCGGCTTGCTAGCGCGTTTAAGTCTTTTCCTTGGTCTGCAACGTCAAGCGCTGTAAATCGTGCCCCTGTGGCTTCAATACCTAGCTTTAAATGACTATCAACAGCGCTTTGCACCCATTCGCTGGGTATAACAACGCCCTCGACGGATGCGTCGTAATTGATATCAATTTCTTGTGCTATAATTACCGGATCTATAATCTTCTCACATTCTCGCTTGTACCAATCTTCATCTTTAGCCGGATGATCTCGCCAATGCAATGTCTTGACCGGCACAAGCCCGCTAAAGCGCTTTTCAGCAAAAGGGTTAGCGCGTCCGCATGGTGTGCTTATGTCAATCCTGCAATTAGTGTTTTGAGATAATGCTGCCTCAACTAGCTTGGGCTTAGGCATAAATGCAGATTCATCTAAAAAAAAGATTGAGCAACGACCGCCACGGCCTAGGTTGTCTCCGCTTTCGCCGATTATCTGACAGTTAGTATCGGGAAAAAAACATTTCATAAAAGGCGCGTGTTTTTTCATATCCCACGAGCCGCGAAACTCGGGAGGTATGTTACGAGTAAACTCTCTAACTTTTCCTATAATTGTTTTAGGGTCGCCTAGGCTGTCAACATATTCTTGTTTTCTAGAACCAAAGCCAATGGTTAAATCTTTATTAAAGAGGCACAATGTAACCGCTAGAGCAACAGATAGCCAGCTTGCGCCCATATCCCTTGATTTATCAGTTAAGCCGCTCTCGCCATTTTTCCAGCGTTCTATAGCCCATTCTACCCACTCTTCTTGAGCTGGAAAAAGTAAAAATGGAATTAGTGCCGGTTGCCCTTTTTCGGGATTGCGCGGGTCGTACGTAGTGCCCCAGTCAATTATAAATTGAGCCGGGTTATCTTGATAAAATTTTTTTAAAACTGGTAACTTTTCGGGCGTTTTACGTAATTTTTTTAAAAAAGCTACGCGCCATTCAAGCGCAAGGATAAAGTCCGGTTTTTTATAGTCAAACTTAAACGGTAAAGGCATTTTAATTCTTATCAATTAAAATAGTATAGATTTTATCGATCTTTTGATCTATGTTGTTGACTTTCGCTTCAATTTCATTGTATCGCTTTTCACTTTGCGTTACGTGATTTTCTAGCATTGTTTCATTTTTTTCTATCTGCTTAAAAGATTGGAAAACTTTAATTACTGCTCTAACGGCAAGCCTAGACAGTGCTATACCAGCAATTAAAATACCGAATATAATCGATATAAAATTAATGATATCCTGCCTAGGCCCAAGCATGTCTAATTATTCAGCGTTTTCGCCTTGCTCGTCATAAGGCTGCACTGTGTTTTTAACTTTATGTACAATATCTTGCGCGCCGTGATGAGCAATTGCTAGTCCGCTTTTAGCTGCTAGCTCTTCAACAGTCCTTAACAAAAACTCTAATACTTCTTTTCCGATAATAACTTTTAAATCTTTATTCATGTTAACCTCATTTGTACGTTAAACAAAAAACAACATTGTACATTATACTACAACTAACAAGACTGTACATAATTCTTTTTAAATTTTGTTTTTTTGTCATGTTATGCTTCAACACCTGCTAGCTGTAAATTATTTAATAAAATATTGTTAGTGCCTGTGTTGTTCTGCACGTACAATTGAAATGTATCATTTTGAACCGCAAAACCAATTACATTAAAGCTAAAACCGGCTGGGACTCCACTATCTGCTTGTAACTTTGCCGTTGGTCCAGCGGGCACACCATTTTGTAGTAAACCGATAACCAAGTCTTGATTGTTGCCACCTGTTTGTAGTGTGAGCTGGCCCGTTAGATTAATAGTAAAATAATTAGGCCTTTTACTATCTTTAGTTATAACGCCTGTTGTTGGGTTCAACGTTACACGTGACAAACCGTTATCAACAAAAGCTGTTGCTGCAAAAGGTGTCGGAGTTGACACTGCGCTAATTGTTGTTACTAAAGTGTTGTTATCAACTTCTGCATTAATAAAAGCCACTAGATTGGGTACGTTTTGATTAGCTTCTACTATCCAGCTTGGCTGTGTATTGATATCAATTACAAGCGGTTGATAAGTCGGCAAGTTTAAATTGGCATCAACAAACGTTGAACCAGTTAAATTAGCAAAGCCAAAAGTAGCGGCTGGGTCAATAAATATGCCGTTCTGATTCTGCTGTGGGTGTACAATTAAAGTTGCTAAGTTAACTGCGCCAAAACCTACGCCTGAGGGATGATTTTCAAATTGGAGCATATTGCCCTCGAAAAAATTTGAGGGTGTTGGGTTAGTGCTCTCATCATACCAACGCAAAAACTCACAACTTGTAAACTCTACTTTTGAGCTTCCAAGCAAGCTGATACCGAATTGTGGTTGAGCAACACTTGGTGCTTGAAAATAATAGAAAAGTGTTTGAGATACATCAACTAAATCAAAGCCTTCAATCAACATCCCATTAATGCAATTTCTAAATTGACAATTGGTAATGTTTAATGTTTTTGTCCTGCCTGCATTGAAAGGGTTGGCTGCGTCAATGTTAAATCCATAAATTGCGTAGGTGTTGTCGCCCTGCGCGCTTAAGTTGATATCTGATATTTCAAAATCTTGATCAAAGACTTGAATCATACCCCCAATATAGCTGCCTGTCATTGTAATGCTTGAGTTGTCACGACCTATACCTTTGAACACAACACCCGGCTGGTTTATCACAATCGGTGATGTAATTGTGCGGTTGCCGAGAAAAATATAGGTTGTATTAGCAGCAATAAAACCAGGCACCTGCCCGTCTTGAACATAGACAACTTTTCGACCAAGAACAATGTTCCCCGTTGTTGTATCAAGCGATAAATCTTGAGTACCGTTCGCTTTAATTTCAAAAGCTGTGGGGTTTACAAAGTTGGAAAAGTCAATATAACCGGAACCAGCTTGTACAGTTGATAATGCGAAGATATTTTGCCCCTGCATATCTAAGTTTTTATAAATACTAACTTGATCTGCAGTACCCTCCAAGCGCAAATATTCAGTGCTGGTGCCGTTTTCCATGCAATAAAACTTAACTTGGCCGCGCTCGTTTGAAGCTGCTGTATCTGCTGATACATATTCCATACGGCTATATGGCACTGAGTTGTTTAAGGAATTTTTACCGATAATTTCTTTTTCATAAATTACTTGTGAGTCAGAAGCTGGGCCAGTATTTTCTACGAAGTCTTGTAAAGGAAACGGGGAAACTTGTGCTGGATTAGTAAGTACATTTTGTGCACTTATGACTCTTTCTGATGCAAGTAAGTTTTGCACAAGTGCAAAATTGCTAGATTCTGAAAGTGAAAAAACTGAAACGTTGCCGCTTGTTTTAACCTCTATATCAACGCCGGCTTGCATGTTGATTGTTGAGCCTCCGTCATAAGCAGATTGCAAGGAAACTGCGCCTCCCCCAGCTGCAACCCAGCTTGAGCCGTTATAAACCTCAAGGGCGCTTGTGTCTGTATTGTAAATCTCTGTACCCTCTGCAGGTGATACAAGAGCGTCACGCTCTAATGTGGTAAGTTGTGGTACATTTAAAGT